TATGTTACATATAGCACAGTGCCTGAAGTTAGACTTGCAACCCTTATGGTTTGTACCGAAATATGGCAGGCAAAACAGGCAGCTAACGGCGGCGCATTAGACCCAAACTTTCAACCTTCACCTTTTAAAATGGGGTCAACTCTTATAGCAAAAGTACGAGGCTTACTTGCGAACCACTTAGCGCCCAATGGACTAATAGGCTAATGACAGTTGCCGTTACAACTCTCAGAGCCTCAATCAAGTCCGCGCTAACGAACGCGGGGGTGTGGGATACATTTAGTTATGTACCAGCCACACCCACCGCTAACAGCGTTGTACTCAGGTATGCAGACCCAATGCTTGAGCCAAGCAACAATCAATATAATGTTGGTGCAAAAGCAAACTTTACAATTACTTGCATAGTACCAATGCTAGACAATCAAGCGTCTTTAATAGCATTAGAGGAAATGGTTTGCGCAGTATTTTTAAAACTAGCCGCGTCAACTATTAAGTTTAATGTTGAAAGCGTATCTGCACCCTCAGTATTGCAGGAAGCTCAAGAAATGATGGTCAGCACGATAAATATAAGCACACTAACAACTTGGAGTTAAACAAATGACACTTACAGACGAGGATATTGCCTTTCTTAAAAAGATCGGTCAAGAAGTACCGCAAGACAAGCCAAAACCACAAATCACTAAGAAAGACGAGGAATAATTAAATGGCAACATTTTTAAACAATAAAGTTGGATTCAAGGTTGCGACAGTTGATCTGTCCAGCTATGTCCAATCTTTTGTATTAAACCGTGTACTTGATAGTATTGAGATCAGTGCCATGGGTGATACATCTCACAAATACGCGACTGGATTGTCAGCGGATACAATTTCCGTAACCTTCCTGAACAATGATACAGCAACAGGCGCGGGTTCAGTTCGTGCAACCCTACAAGCTGCATTTGGTACTACCGTTGCTTTTACTGCCTGTCAAGATACTGGTTCAGCAATTTCAGCAACCAACCCTTTGTATTCAGGTACAATTTTGGTTAACGACTTAACCGATATTAATGCACCTTCTCCAGCTGATATTGCTACACTAGACATTACATTTACCTGCAACAGCAAAACTACTGTTGCAACAAGCGGTACTTGGTAATAACTAGGGAGTAATAAAAATGATTAAACTTAAAATAACCAAGGCTTCAGGTGATATTTTAGAATATGAAATCACACCTGCTATTGAGTTTGCATTTGAAAAAGAAATGAAATCAGGATTTCATAAGCGTTTCCGAGATGAGGAAAAGCAAAGTGATGTTTACTGGTTGGCTTGGGAATCCGAAAGGCGCAATGGTAATCACCCTGTGCCTTTTGGTGATTCGTATTTAGAAACTCTTTCAAAAGTGGAGATTCTTGACGCTGATTCCCCAAATGGATAACGCGGGATTCCTTTCACTACCTTGTTGCTAGGTTAGCAATTACAACAGGACTTCCGCACCAAACTTTTATTGATATGGACAGAGATTTGTTAAAGGCAACTTTAGCTGTTCTCAAAGACGACGCAAAGGCTAGGGAAAATGCCAACAGAGGTAAAAGGGTTAATAGAGCTTAAAAAAGCTTTAAAAAACTATGCCCCTGACCTTGCTACGCAATTAGACGATCAAATGGGTTTAGCCCTAGGTGATGTAGTTAAAAAAGCTCAATCCTATGCACCGACGGTTTCACCTTTGAGCAATTGGAGTTACAGAAAACGATCTGAGAAAAATGCAGAGGGTAAAAGAAAGTTTCCTTTGTATAATTCCGCAAAGGTAATTAAAGGTATTCAATACAGCGGAACTCCACGCAGAGCTAATAAAAATGGATTTAAAGCTGTATATTACATTATTAATAAATCGGCTGAGGGCGCAATTTATGAAACAGCTGGTAGAAAAAATCCTAATGGTCAACCTTGGGTTGGCAGTAAAGGCGACCCTAGCGATCATGCGGTTAGCCACTCTAACAACCCAAATGCAGGCAAACAATTTATTCAAGCAATGGGTCAGATTTACCAAGGAAATGTTGAAAGTTCTACAAAAAAGGGTCGCTATATGAAAGGTCGTTTGATCTTTCGTGCTTGGGCTGAGGACGGCGGTAAAGCTAATGCGGCTGCTTTAACTGCCATTTATAATGTTAATGAACAATTTAAAAGAAAACAATACTTTAAGAAAGTAACTCAATGAGCATAGTAATTGATATTGCCGCGCAATTTACTGGTAAAAGGGCTTTCGCTCAAGCAGAAAACGCAGCTGATAAATTAGGCAGAACGGTTAAACATGCTTTAATTGGCGTAGGAGTAACTGCATTTGCCAAGTCTGCAATAACGGCTTTTGCTGAACAAGAAAAACAACTTAACCTTTTCAAGAACTCATTAAGAACAATTGGATTTGAGTTTGCTACTTCAGATTCATTGGCATTTTTAAATAGTTTGAAACTTCAATATGGCGTTGTTGATAGTCAATTAATTCCAGCTTATGAGCAACTCCTTACAACTACACGCAGTCTTGCGGCAGCTCAAAACTTAACAAATGTTGCACTGGATATTGCTGCTAGACAAGGCATTAGTGTAACTAAGGCAGCCGACGCTTTAAGTAAGGCTTACATTGGTAATACAAAAAGCGTAGGCGCATTGGGTCTAGGCATAAGTAAAGCCACGCTTGCTTCAGGTGATTTTGCTGCATTACTTAAAGAAATTACCGCAATTACTAAAGGTGCAGCCGCCGCGGGTGCGGACACCTTTGCTGGCAAAATTGCTAAATTAAAAGTTGCTGCGGATTCAGCTAAAGAAAGTATTGGCGCGGGTCTTGTTGAAGCTATTATGCAGATCACTAGATCGTCTAACATTGATGAGTTGCAGCAACAAATTATTAATTTTGGGGAATCTGCCGCTACCTCATTAAGCAATATTGGAAAATTAATATCTGAAAATATTGGATTAATCAAATCATTAGGAATTATTTTGGCAGCTTCTTTTGCTATTACAAAAGTTGCGGCTTTTATTTCAGCATTAGAAAAAATAATCAAAACAGTTAAGATTTTAAAGAATAGCGCAATAGCGGCTGCGGTTGCTGAAGCGTTTATGTTAAACCCTCTTGCTGGGGCAACAATAGCATTAGGCATTGTGGCAGCTGTTGGTGCGACAATTGAAGGTATTCGCATGATTGAGGACAGAGCTAACAAAGCCGCTGAAGCAATCAATTCTATTGGTACTGGCATAGACAAATTAGGTAAGGGCGGAGATCAAGGTGGTTCTGCCAAGTTTGCCGAGGGTGCAGCTGCGCGAGCTGCTAAAGACGCTAAGGCTGCGGCTAAAGCTCAATTACAGGCGACAAAAGCTCAAACTAAAGCTACTCAAGATCAAGCAAAATTAAAGAAAGCGCAAACTATATTTGACATAGATCAAATACAAATATTAGCTGCTTTGCAAGGCAAAATTACAGCGGACGAAAAGTTAAGACTTTCTTTACAAATGGCATTACTTCAAGACAATGCTGGAGAAGCAAAAAGATTAAGTGAGGAACTTGCAATTTCTCAATTGCAAACAACCAATCTTGCTCTTGCAATTTCTAGACTTCCAAAAGCTTTAAATCCTTTTGAGGGCTGGAGTAAAGAAATTGATGATTTGATTAAAAAGATATTAGAAATGATGAAATTATTGCAACAAACTCCAACACAAATATTTGGTAGTGGAACTGGCGCAATGGGTAATTACGACGCAAAAGGTAGATACATTGGAACACCTTTTGGTCAAGCAGGTTCAAATGTAAGCACATTTATTGGTTCTCAAGGTGGTTATGACATGGCTGCCAATTATGTGGGAACACCTTTTGGTCAAGCGCAAGCACCTAGTTCAACAACAAATATTTATGTTAATGGTGCAACACAACAACTATTAAACGAACTTCGTAATGGCTTGATTGATTCCTCAGCTTCAGGTTCGTTTGCAACAATCAATTCCCCAGCGGGTTAAACATGGCTTTACCTACATTAAATGTAAGCTTAAATTTTAACTCCGGTGCAATTTTTGGAAACCCGTTTACACTTGGCGACCCAGTTAACGGATTATTAGGTTCAGGCATTTTGTCAGATAGTTCAGCACCCGCACTGGTTGTAGATTTAACAGATGTAACAAGAGCTGTAACCATAAACCGAGGTCGTAACATTGGGCGCGATATTTACGAGGCTGGAACATGCACTGTAAGAATCTACGACCAAACAGGGCGATTTAATCCTCAAAATACTTCAAGTGATCTATATGGCTACTTAACACCTTTACGAAAATTAAGAATATCAGCTACCTATAACGGAACAGATTATTATATGTTTAGCGGATATACGACAGATTATGTTTACTTCTACGACCAAGCTGAAAATGTTTCTTATGTAGATATTAATGCCAGCGACGCTTTTAGGTTGCTTAACTTAGCAGCCATTACAACTGTTACAGGTTCCAGCGCTGGACAAAATACCGGAACAAGAATTGCCAAAATTTTGGATACCGTACAATTTCCAACTCAAATGAGAACATTAGACACCGGTAATTCTTTAACTCAGGCTGACCCAGCAACTAGCAGGACGGCATTGGCAGCGATTCAAAACTGCGAGTTTTCTGAACAAGGTGCATTTTATGTATCGCCTGAAGGAAACGCCATATTTAAAAACAGATCAAATACTATTAGTTCAGCCGGCGGAACACCAATAGAATTTAATCAAATAGGTGGCATACCTTACAAAAATCTTGTCTTTGCTTTTGACGACAAGCTAATTGTAAATCAAGCTAATATAACCCGAATTGGTGGCACAACTCAGACCAAAACGGACGATACTAGCGTTGCGACTTATTTCCCTCATACAGTTACCTATTCACAATTGGTTGTTGATACCGACGCCGAGGCAGCAAACATAGCTGCAATTTATGTCGGAACAAGATCAACGACGACAATACGGATAGACCAAATGACCATTGACTTAAATGACCCAGCCGTTCCAAATGCAACAATTTTGGGCTTGGATTATTTTGACAATGTATTAATAAGTAATATACAGCCGAACGGTTCAACCATAATTAAAGACCTTCAGATACAGGGCGTAAATTGGCAAATCAATCCAAATTCATGGATTGGCAATTTTACGACTTTAGAACCGATTACAGACGGGCTAATTTTGTCAAGCGCTTATTATGGCATTATTGGTGATGATATTTTGTCTTATTAAGATATAATTAGACACTAAGGAGAATACAACATGGCAGCAGGATTAGGTTTTAAGACTTTTGCAACTGGGGACGTATTGAGTGCCGCAGATGTAAACGGTTATTTAATGCAAGGCGTATTGGTTTTTGCTAACGCAGCTGCTAGAGATGCAGCTATTACTTCCCCTCAAGAAGGACAGTGTTGTTACCTTAAAGATACTGATGCAACTCAGACTTATAGCGGTAGCGCATGGGTTGGCTTTGATGATTCTAATGCTATTCAAAACGCCATTGTTGACGCTAAGGGCGATATTGTTACTGCTACTGCAAATGATACACCTGCAAGGTTAGCAGTTGGAGCAAATGATTTACTTCTCACAGCAGACTCAACCCAATCAACTGGACTTAATTACACAGGTACATGGACAACTTGGACACCAACTTGGACTGGCTTAACAGTAGGTAATGGAACGGTCGTTGCAAGATATTGTAAAATTGGAAAAGTTTGCCATGTTTTTTTGAAATTAACATTTGGAACTACAACTTTGATTACTGCTGGAAAACCGTATTTTACAACCCCAATCACTCCATCACAAGATAATATGAATGCTCCAATATGGATAACAGATACAGGTGTTGGAGAATACATTGGCACAGGACAAGTGTCTTCAGCTGGAGTTGTATATCTTTTAGCACAAGGCGCAAGTGGAACTTATGTAAGTGCAGCAGCAATTTCTTCAACAGTTCCCTTTACATGGGGATCAACAGATAGTTTAACTCTTAACTTTTATTATGAGGTGGCATAATGTCTTTTAACTTCAATCTTTCATTTCCAGATGCAACAAATGAACAAAAATGGGAACAAATTAGGTTATGGCGTAATGCTGAACTTGTTCGCACAGATTGGACAATGCATACAGACGCTCCAACTGATAAAGTCGCTTGGGCAGAATATCGCCAAGCATTAAGAGATTTACCAAAACAAGGTGGATTGGCAGATAAGGCAGACTTTCCAGTCGCACCATGAAACCTTGGCTATCAAAGGCTGCGGCACAGTTGCGCGAACAAATTGATGATTCCTTTAACTCGCGGCTTCGTCAGTCTGACGGGTGGATTGCTGATTTACGGCACATGTCTAGTGGCAAGCCCACAGACCATGCACCCGACCTACAAACAGCTTGCGTCCGCGCAATTGATGTTGACGCTCGCCT